ATTTAGACGACGCCGAGCTTGACCTGGGCGAGTATCTCATGCGTTCTTTCTCCACCCAGTTCGCCAAACTTCAAGGTTTTGAGTACCTGCTCGGACGCGGATCGAATAGCGGAGAAAGTTTGGGCTTGCTCAATGATCCGGTGATTAATAACGGTGGTAACGGTTCCGTAACGACGGCGGCAACCGGCGCGCTTGATTATCCGGCTTTAGTGAAGCTGAAACAGAGCTTGAAGCCGAATTATTGGCCTTCCTCGACCTGGATCTTTACCAATGAGACGCTCGGCGCAATCCAGATGCTTACGGACTCACAGAACCGCCCATTGTGGGTACCCTTCGGCGGGACGCTTCCCGAGACGTTGTTCGGGCGTCCATATGTCATCATGCCAGATATGCCACAAATGGCGGCAAACGGCGGAAGTGCGGGCGCGCTTGCCATTGCGGTCGGGTCTTTTAAAGATGCGTATCAAGGCGTGGTACGGAAACAGGTTTCGATGCAAACCCTCTATGAACGTTACGCGGATCAAAACGCGGTCGGCTTCTTTGCGTACTTCCGCTTCGGTGGAACGGTGAAGCTACAGGAAGCCGTGAAAACGCTTCGCGTCAAACCCTAACATCCCAGGCGGAGCAGGCCCGCGCCCGCTCCGCCGCTAAAGTCATGACTTTTCAAGAAGAGGATAAAACATGTTAGACATTCTCAACCGTATTAGCGGATCGAGCGGGCTTAAACCCCAGGCGGCGCGTACTGCAAGCGCAACCGGCGATAGCGTCGATTTGAACGCAAACAACGGCTACAACGGCCTTACTTTTTTCGTGCTAGCAGGCGCAATTACGGACGGTACCCACACCTTCAAGTTGCAGGATAGCCCGGACGGGACGACATGGACGGACGTTCCGGCGGGTTATGTACAAATCGGTGCAACGGGCAATGTGTTTACAAGCGCAACCACGGCGGGCACGGTGCTAAAACTCGGCTACCTGGGCAATGTTAACGGCGGCTATCGCTATGTGCGAATCGCGTCTACTGTGTCAAGCGCCACAACCGGCGGCTTCTATACAGCAATTGCGGTGCTCGGCTTGCCTGCAATGCTTCCGGCGGCATAGAAGGGATAAGCGATGGGCGTCGATTATGAAGTCTTGGTACCGCCTACTGTTGAGCCGGTTACATTGTCTGAGATGAAAGTCTATTTACGTGTGGATTTTTCCGACGAAGATAGTTTAATTCAGCAATTCATAACGGACGCCCGGCGCTATGGGGAAGAGGTTACGCGGCGCTCACTTGCGCCACAAACGTTGCGCGCAACGGTAGAACCGACGCGCATGCCGGAAGGACGGTTAAGCGGGCCTGTTGTGGGCGGAGATGAAGATATCTTTCGTCTGAATGAACGTGTTACCTCGATCCCGTTCGGCCTGTACGGCCCGGTGTTTGCGCTTCCGCAAGCGCCCGCCCAGGCGGTAACAACGGTGGAGTATCAATTGACACCGTTTGATGTCCCGCAATGGCAAACGCTCGCCGCCCAGGATGGAGCAGGCAACCCTAATTACACGCTCTACACCGAGTATGATCCGACGCGGCTTGTGCTTATGCCTATGCTCATTGCAAGTACCTTCCGCATAACGTACACGGCGGGCTACGCGGCTTGTCCTACGAGCATTACCAACGCAATCAAGAGCCTTGTTTCATTCTGGTATGACAACCGACAAGGGGAAGAGATACCGGATAGTATCACCCAGGCATTTGTTAGAAAGCGGATCTTTACCCTATGACGACGCAAGCGGGCAATTTGCGAAAGCGCATTCAAATTCTTGCGCCACAAGATAGCAAAAACAATAATGGCGGCGTGTTGCGGGCCTGGGTGCTTGTACCTGGGTGTGAGTCGGTACCTTGCAGCATTAGTTACCCGCCGCCCAAACCTGGGGATGAGAAAGAAAGTCAACAACAATTGCAGGCTTCCACTTTCCCGCTTATCAAGCTCCGCTATCGGCCTGGGTGCAATATTAACGCGGCGATGATTGTGCGCTACGGAAGCCGGGAATTTGAAATAAGAAACGTAAGTGTGGATGAAGAGCGCTTGCAATGGGTCACGCTCCAATGTGAAGAGCTACAAGCAAAAGGGACGTTGCATGCATGAGTGAAAATATCATCGGCGCGGCGGAATTAGCGCTCGCGGTTGAAGCCTTTCGTAAACAGCTTCAATTAAAGCTTATGGATCTATTCGAGGGCGCGCAACAAGCGACCTATGATGATAGCCAAGCGCATGTACCCACGCTTACGGGAAATCTTAAAGAGCGCGCTTTCATCTCCATGTCGAGCGGGCCAAATGGAGAAATGCAATTTGACGTAACGTATGGCGAAATCGGGCAATCTTACGGGTCTAAGTATGGGATGGAGGACGGCGGCTATGCGTGGTTTGTCGAGCTAGGGCACATGACGCGGGACGGCGCAACCATGGTACCCCCTAACCCTTATCTCGGGCCTGCTTTTGACAAGGTATGTAAGGCGCTTGAAGACTCATTACAGGAGATGATTGATAGATTATGACCGCGTATACCTCACATGATGAAGTACAAACCGCGATGTATAACGTCTTGTGCCCAGGTGGTAACGTCGATCCGGTGCTCGCGGGCCTGGGCGTAACCGGCGTGTTTGACTGGCAAAGCGTCCCACAAAATCAGCCCTATGACTATATCACGATAGGCGACGGATATGAGATACCCCAGGATACATTTGACTCCGCCGGGTTTCTCTATTTCCCCACCATGCACATATGGAGCAGGCAAAAGAATACAAAAAACCCGAGCCTCATGATTAACCGGGCAAACCAGTTTTTTAACCGGCAATCGCTCGAGCTCGAAAGCTTAAAGAGCGTGTATAGCATCATTTACCGGATCAATTGGCTAGACGGCGGCGACGGTCTAACACTCCATGTGGCGGCGCAATATCAATGCTATTCATCACAAACATAAAGTCATGACTTCATGACATGAGGAGATTAAACAAATGGCGGCAAAAGCGGGATATCTTGCAGTCGTGCAAATCAACAATACCACCTATACCACGGTCGGCGGGCTCAAGACGGCGGATCTACAGATAGGCACGGATCTATACGACATTACCACACTTGCGGGCGATGGATGGAAAACAAAGCTTCCTGGGCTTGCAGATTACACCTTGAAGCTCGGCGGGAATTTCGATTTATCCGACGCGCAACAAGCTATGTTGCAGGCGGCGGTGATAACCGTGCCTGGGCTCGCGGTGGATTGGAAAATTTACCCAGCGGGCACGGGCGCGGGCGCGCCGTTCTATGCCGGTACCTGTTTTATCAAAACTGAGGGTATCAAGTTTGATGTCAAGAATGAAGAGCAAGTAAGCTTCGACCTTGAAGGAAACGGCGCGATTACCTATTCAACCGGCGCATAGGAGAAAAACACTATGGCGGCTTTACCTGGGTTTAAAGCATCCGTTTATCTTACGTCGCTTACCTCTTTAAGTATGAGCAATACACCGACAACGGATAGCGGAGCGCATACCACCTATAGCATTTCAACGGCGGCTTACCGCTACCTCGATCCGTTGCAAGCGATAACGGTGCAAACATCGCCGGACGGAACAACCGGATGGAGCACCGTTACAAGCGGCTTCACCTTGCAGCATGTCGGCGGCATAGTGACGTTTACTACTCCGCTTACAGGTAGCGCGCCGAGCGTCCGCATTAGCGGTTATTACAAGCCCTATAGCGTTGTGGGTGAAGCTAAAGCAGTAGATGTCACGACCTCGATTGATCTAGAGGACGCTACGACGTTCGCGGATGCTGGATGGAAAACAAAACAGGTGGTACAAGCGGGCGCGCAAGTCAAAATAACAAAATGGTGGATAGATCCGTTTTACGCTTCCGCGCTCCGCAATCTTATGGTGCTTGTCGTGTATAGCGGTGCAAACCCTAATCAACGCTATGAAGGCTTCGCCTATCTCAAAACCGACGCAATCAAGATTGCAGAAAAAAACCTGACAGAAGAAGATTTAGATTTTGAAATACACGGCGCGCTCTATGCGTTGCTATCATAAGGATGTGTGTACAACATGGATACATTAGCTATTAGACAGATGATCCTTTCTACCCCATTACAAGAGAAGCCCGTCGTTGTGCCTGGGTGGAGCGCTAATTTGATTATCCGTGAGCTCGACGGGAAGAGCGGCTCGGATCTTGTGGCGGCTTGCACTGATACAGACGGCAAAGTATCCCAGGAAGCGCTCGTCGCCGGGATTGTTCTGGCAACGCTCCGCAATGCGGACGACGCAAACAAGGCGCTTGTATTCTGCAAGGATGGCGCGCCGAATGTCTATGATCCGGCTTACCGGGATAGCCTGATGAGCACTGGGCTCGGGCGTATTATGCAGGTTGCCAACGCCTCTATTGACTTGTCGGGCCTGGGTGCAGCAAGCGGAGAAAGCGCAAAAAACGACTTAGGCGCGACTCAAGACGGTACTTCGCTTACCAGTTAGCCGCCCGCCTGAAATACGCGAATGTGGATGAAATGCTAGCCTCTATGAGCTATCAACACTATC